AAGCTAGCCTACGAATCTCTCGTTGAGTGGACTGACTTATACTTCCATCGTTGCCACCACAGCATTGACTACTCATATAAGCACTAACTTGGTGGAGCGTGATAGAATCGAACTACTTGGCCACCACCCCGCTTAACAATGCCTACCGGGTTACAGCCGGCAACGGGGAACACGCTCCATAAATTGTTGGTACTCTGTACGGGAATCGAACCCGTCTTTGCGACTTGAAAGGCCACTGTCCTAAACCGATAGACGAACAGAGTATGAATTAAACAGGATAGAATTTTTACGTTTTTGATTAAAAGTCAAATGTATAAAGATTGCTGTTACTATCCTAAAACTGGCAGAGGTACTAGGGTTCGAACCTAGGCTAACAGAGTCAAAGTCTGTGGTGCTACCATTACACTATACCCCAACATAATCATGTTACTACAGCATAGGCCCGTCAGAGGGGCATATGTAATGTTCATCTGTAGTAAGCATTCTAAAACACACTAAGTTACTTAGGCCGCGATCGGGGCCATTGTTCACAAAGTATGTTTTAGAATGCCGTGTGTTGCCACACGACATGATAGGGTTGATACCCTACCCAGTGATTTTACAATCTGTGTTATCGCCACAGAGTTCATCCTACTGTCCGCCCGTTTGCTACTTATTATAGTGTGTAGCCTAGTCCTCGTTACTAGCATTTAACACTGTCAATCATTCAAAACCTCACTAGCTTTTTAAGCTGATTCAGTTTTTCGTGATCCTTTTTGGCTCGCTCATACTTGTTACGTATAAGCTGCCTAACTTGTTCTTCTGACAACGTATGATTCTTTAACCAATTCGTTTTGTCAGAAGCACTGAACTTTACTTTACTCTCCAATTCTTGTCAACCTTTCTGTCGTTGTATTTTCGCAACACAAAAACAAAAACCCCTGAGACTTTTTAGTTTCCCAGGGGCTTCTTAGATTCTTGTAGAGATTAGATTCTTGGAATCTTCTCTCCTTCTATGAAGCCACCGGGTACCCCTTGGTCTAAGCCGCGAATACTTGGTGTATTATAACCCTCAAAGGCCGCAGACATAGGAGTCACTGGTGCTATTGACCAAGTTCTCTCATGTTTCAGCGTTTGACAGTTAAAGTTTTTCATAGTAAATCTATTTAGTCCTGGTAAAAAAAATTGTCTTTTAAAGGCTGTTTTTTGTGCCTTTTGTTAATTCATGTATGAAGTATAGCAAATCTAGGAATTGTTGTCAACAACTTTTTTCACTAGCTTGCCCAAACCTCAAAGCCTTGCTTGATTTCTCAAGCGATGTGTGAAGTATATATGCCTTTGTATTTGTTGTCAAATTTTTTGTGGTCAGTTGTTTCCCGAGACAACATTCTGTATAAGATCATGTTCTTCCATGCTCATAGATACATCGGCGTATCCGTTCTGTACGAACATGGTAGGGTATTGTTCTCTGATGATACTATCATGTAGTAGACCCGACGTAGTACCTTTCCAATGAGTTGACACAGATGTTACGGGTTCATTGTGTATCCATTTCTGAAATGACAGTAGACAACAACCTGCAAATCGTTCGCCCGACGGATCATCCCCGTGCATCAATCCTGCAGGTCTTTTCCAATCTATAGTTCCCCAACGTGTAGACATGTTGTAGTTTTCTTGAGACGGGAACTGTTCGCCGCCGCCAAGCTGCATAGTAATTGTCTCTACGTTAGGATGACAGTGAGGTCTTACATACAATGCAGGATGTTCTAGATACAACTCTACTTGATACTGACCTCTTCTAAAAATAGATATGGCAGTAAAATCATCCCCGCGAATTATATTCGCATTCCATGGAATCATCAATGGCATCTTAGCATCTAATACAAACCAGTTGAAGAAATCTTCTAATGTATTCCATGATTCAGGAATCTTGATACCCATGTAATAATCGTTAGGGTTCAAAATTGACTGTGTAGCATTGTCTGGATGTGGTCCTATCATTTTATTTTCCTGATTCAATAACAATGTTGGATATCATATCGTCATTTCCTGAGTCAGTAATAACATATGTTAAATCCTCATTATTTGTTAGAACTTTATACTTACCAAAATGTTTTAATAGTATTTCTAGGTAGACTTCCATAACTGCTTTAGCTATAGCAAGAGCAATACAAGCATGCGGGCCTCTTCCAAACGCTAGGCTGCCTGAGGTGTCACGGTGTATGTCAAACTTATCAGGGTCAGGGAATTTCTCAGGATCTCTGTTGCCAGATTCCAGACACAATGCTACACGTGTACCTGGGGTCAATAACACTCCATGCATTGTAATTTCTTTCATCACTGTTCTAGAGAATCTTCCGGTAGATGCATGGAATCTTAAAGATTCGTCTACTGCTTTGGGAATCAGTGAAGGATCTTCCATCAATATATCTAATTGATTTTCTCTGTATAAGTCTAATGTCAAGAACTGTAGTGCCCCTGTCAATGAGCTTGCACCTGACAATGTAGGGCCTGACAACAATGATCTAGGATCAAAGTCTAATCCAGATTGTTCACGATTATCAAAATATTCTTTGTAGATACCCGGACCATGTGCAGGACATTTTGCAACATTGGATAAAAAGTGAGAGATGCCATAAGGTGTTTCGGGTTCAAAATTAAACATCTTCATGTAGCCACTATCATAGCTATGATCTGGATTTATTCTCACAGCTAATGGGGCTCGGCGTTGAATCTCAACAATCAAGTTTTTAATGACTGTTTTATCAAACGGATAATTCAACATCTCAGCAATTGTCCATGCACTAAGATGCTCAACCGTATCTGAAATGTTGATTGTCTTTTTGTTTGAAAGATATTCTTCTGCTTTTTCTCTGAAAAGAGTAACAATCCTCTCAATATTGTCTTTTGAGTAAGCTTGTTTAACAGTATTTTTTAGTTGAGTATGAACGGGGTCATCGCTAGCCCCCAATGTTTTTCCAAATCTTTTAGAGCGTTCAGCTATTAAGTTTCCTTTAGCTGAAGAAAAGATATCTGGATTGGTTAGAGCGAACAAAATATCATCATATCTAGTTATTACATATAATTGATATCGTTCGCTCCAATATGCGACTTCGCTTGTGCGGAATGCTTTGTAGACTTCAAATTTGTTTAGTAACCAAGGACCTGCATGTGGGCTGAAGTATTCCAATTTTTCACCTTTGTATAAGTATCTATCTCAATGAGACAGATATTTATACTGCTTGGTTAAGTTCTACAATTTCTACGATACCGTTTTGTTCTAGATATGCATTTTTGACAGCAATCAAATTCTCTTGAACTACCGGGTCTGCTAACATAGCATCAACACTTTCTCTGGAATCCCATATCATAGTGATACTTAATGAAAGATTGTCCTCAGAGGTTTCAGTATGGATATAAATTAATTTATCCGATTGCATGTAATTTTCGCGCCAATGTTGTTTGAACTCGTTAGACAATAAATCTGTCTGCATAGAAAAGAACGGTACGTCTACATTGGGTCTAATTTGTTTTCTGACTATTTGCCACATAATTGTTTCCTTTAAGGGTGTATCTTTTATTTATCAGAAATATGCTTTTTAGGTTCAGAAACGTCTGCATATCCTGATGTTACATCTACTATTAATCCACGGTCTAAGAATGATTTTCTAATTAATTGTTCTTGTAATGGGCCGGCGGTGGGACCTTTCCATTGAATCGCAGCAGAGGTCATTTCTTCTATGTTTTCCCAACGCTGACATGCTAAGAAACATGTCCCGTTGCCCAATCTAGAACTAGTATCACCACCGTGTTCGTTTCCAGATGTGACATTGTGAAATACTTTACCCCACGTATATGTTACACCGGTTACATGCTTGCTTAATGGGTTTTTATGTCCTCCGCCCAAATCTACTACGATAACTTCCATTCTAGGGTGGCTATGACGTTCTATGCTAAATCCAGGAAATTCCAAATATAGTTCTACTTGATAGTGCCCTTTTCTAAACACACAAATAGCAGTAGCGTCATCACTTCTAATGACTTCTGCATTCCAAGGCACCATGATAGGCATTCTAGCATCCATGTACCAGTCAACAAATTCTTCTATGTTTGCCCAATCATCAGGGATGTCTATGTTAGCAAAATACTCAGAAGGATTGATAACCTTTTTGATTAGTGGGTCGTTCATATGTTACTCAATTAAAATTAAAATCGCTTGTTTTAGCAAACGTATATGATTTAAAATAGTTGACAAATCCAGTTCCCGACACGTTCAAGTATCTAGGAGATATAGATTTATACAGTGCAGTTGTCGCACTTAGAACCATTTCAGAATATCTAGTATTCTCATGTAGTTTATGTAGCCAAGCTTGGTCTCTTGTGAAGAAACCTGCATCTGCATTAACTTTAACACATTGATACAAATCTTCTGTATACGTACTAGGATATATCAATGGTACAATAGCACGTTGGTAAAGTGTTTTTGTTGACAAAGCAGGTATTTTAGTATCATCTTTTAAATAAGCCATGCATTTCTTAAAGATTTCGTCTTTGCTAGAAGGATCCAAGTTGTTTCTTATCTGATAATCTATTGCATCTTGCAAACTTGATACCATAGCAATGTCCATTGTAGGGTTACCACTACCCAAAATATTAAAAATATTTTTAAACTGAGGTAGATGTGCTGCTTTTGCTACAACATGTGCCTGCTTTACCATGATTTCTGGTAGATCAGGAGTCCAATAAAATAACACTCGGTCTAAATTAGGATGCTCCCTATCCGCCGGCATATTTAAGTAGTTGATGCCGGCATCACCTAATATGAAATTGATATCACCGTTTTTTGCAATTTTGATATTAGGCTTGTCAGTTCCGTATACTAATCCAACACGCTTGCCTGATTGTAGTAAATCGTCAATATGCTTGAACTTTGCGACATTAGTAAAGTGAGATGTAAGTACAGTTACTATATTACCGCAGGCCTGATACGCCCAATACTCATCTTTGTACTTAACAATATCCTCAAAGAAATCGTTGATTGTAATCTTTATGCTAGGGTCTCTATCTGCAATTTCTGAAAGTATAGGGAACAATGCAAATTTAGTTTCAGAGATAGTATTATCTTCATTTGTATTGTTGCGGTCAAAGTTCCAATTTGACAAGCCTGACATAGGTGCCAAAGCCATTACTTCATCTACACGAATTTTATTATTTAAAAAGGTTCGTATAACGTTATTACTGTCGGCGCCGCCACTACAAAAGACAATGATATAATCATATTGGTCTCTAATTTGCTGCGCTCTAATTCTATAAAGGTTATCTAATGTAGTTTCTGGCTCTACTGCCCAGTTTACTTTTGACAATTCTTCGTCAAAAAAATTCCATCTTACTGGTTCTTTTCGTTGTTGTGCAGCCATTATGGCATCAAACTTATTTGAATAGCGGGTGTTTCCTACACTGTAATATCCTAGTTCTGTTTTAATCATATGTTCAATATTTAGCTGTGACTTACATCTGTCAAATGATCTTCACCTGCATTATGATTAACATATGTCAAATCATTCCGTAGATTTACTATTGATCTAGGGAAATAGTTTCTATAGTTAAGCCCATTGTATTTGGTACTTAAAAATCTTTCCATTTCAATGACAATTTCGTCTATCTTTTCAAATCCAGTTTGTTTTCTGCGTTCTATAAGATCAGGATGTGCTTCACGATATCCTATGATTTTAGTAGAATTACAACCGGTCTTGCCATAGTATTCGTCATTGGTTAACTTTGAAAACCAATTGAGATTCATATATGATAATACTAGTCCAGGAGTCCACTTAAACCATTCAGCAACTGCAGGCTTGTTAATAGCACGTGCAAATTTACTCCAACCTATATCATGTTCCCAGCATAATATTATCCAGTTACCTAGTTGACCTTGAATATATTCAGGTGTAGTTCTATGTAGTGTCAAATCGCTAGCACCTAATATGGGAAATCCTTCAGCATCTTCTATAAATTTACAATAGGGCAATGCTCTAGGTCTATCAATTTGCGCTAACTCTGATACTCTTTCAGCATCATTTTCATAGAACTTTGTTAGGTTAAAGTCAATTAAATCATATTCAACATTTAACATTGAACATACAGTAACCGCATAACTTACGTCATATAAGTTATAATCATTTTCATAGCGCATTATCGTGACCTTAGGTTTACATCCTATTTCAAGATATGACCTAAGCATTATTTCACTGTCAACGCCACCACTAAAGAATATGTTTGGCTTTAATCCCGGATGACATTCCAATGTGCTACGTGCGGCTTCTAGTAATTCTTCTTTAAATGACTTTACGGGTCTAGTCATTTTACTAAAATTAGTTCTGAACTGTTCTTTATTGGATTGTCTGCCGAACTTAGGACCGTCGCCGTATTGCCATGAATACCAATTGTTTTCTGATGTGTAAATCATATTGCACTCTTGTATGTACCAAACACTTTATCCCACAATGCAGTAAACAATCCGTAATTTGAATTTGAACGGTGATGAATCATGTGCCATTTACCGCTCGTTAGTATAGGTATGTTGAATGTTTTATTATGCTCTATTGTTTCTTGTATGAATGCTGCCCATACATAGTAGAATATACTAATCCACCATTGTCCTGTAACTAAACTGAATAGTAACGTGGGAATAACTTCAGATAACCACAGGTCTAATGTGCTTTTCCAAGTATCATTGAACAGGAACAGATTAGACCAATGCCATCTAGTGTCATTATTTAATATGAATCTATGATGGTCTAAATGTATTTCTCTGAGTACAGGGATTGCATGAGCAAATCTATGTATCCAGTATAATAACAGAGTCCAAGAGAAGAAATATACTATTATCATCAGGTTTTAATCAATTTGATTATTAAACCAGCGATATCAAATTCATACCATTTTTGTGCAAAGGTATAATTTTTAGGATACCTGTGGTGATTGTTATGCCAAGACTCTCCCCAACTAGGTATTGACCATAACCAATTGTTTGCGCTGGTATCTTTCAAATTGAAAGTTCTATAACCACCTAGCCAATTTGGTTTATGACCTACGAAATTAACTACATTACTCATTAGTGCAGTAATAACTGCGGGTATCAAATGTAAGAATACCATTAAGTAAAGTCCGCCTACTACATACAACAATAGACTATAGCTAACTAGAATTAGGAAATAGTAACGGTGTAAAATCTGCTGGTACTTGTCTTTTATAATATGCTTTAAGTAACGAGTTTTATCCTTGACAGTATAATTCAATGTAAAAATCTTTGCCCCGTCAATTGCAGGACTGTGCGGATCACCGGGTCTATCAGAATATAAGTGATGATTTACGTGAATATTAGCCCAGGCTAATGGGCTTCCTGTTCCTGCAAAAACACCAAATAGTGAGAACAATTTAACCAAGTATGGATTTGTTTGATAACCATAATGTGTCAGATATCTATGATATGTCACTACAATACCCAAACAACCATATAAGAAATACCCCAATACTATTAATCCAATGGATGCCCACGTTACACCGTAGGACATGATTCCAAAGATAGAAATAATTAATGCAGTAACTAGGAATACTTGTGCTCCTAATATGCTGCTGGTAGTAAATTGTCTTAGTGTTTTCATACGTGTATTTATCTGTCAACTACCCATGCTAAGGACTCATATTTAATTGAACTGTCAATAACAAGACGTTCTAATTCAGGAGAAGGATCTACATATACTTGCACTATTCCCTTACTTACATTTGGATAATAGGGTGCAGAGTGCTGTGTATGATAGTCAAAATAGTAAAATGTATTGCTATCTTCAGGCAATTCAGGTTTTCTAATTTCATTGTTTCTTCTAAGTATCCAATTTAACTTTGAATTAGTAGTCCACAACAATGTTCTAAACTGAGGTTGAGGAGAATCATTATCTGAGTGCAGTGAAACAAATGACTTGTTTTCAATAACACGGATGTATCTAACTATACCCGGAATAGCTTCTTTGATTTGTCTAACTAAATCAGTTATCACTGGACTTTCAGGTGCTCTTGGACATTCATATACGATATTATCAATTATAGGAGAATTTTCAGTATAACGATAGATTTCTAACGATCTCCATTCTGTCTTAATCGGATTATGTGTCTCAAATTTCTTTTTAGCATCACCTGAATATGTGTTCCATATATCCCACCATTCATCCCAATTATTGGGTTCAATTCTAGGGACATTTAACGGGGAATACAATATCAATCTCGTTCTAAATTCTTCTTTTAATACACGTTTCTTGACTACGATAGTATCGGGCTTAACTGCTTTTCCCATTAGTCGCCAATGCAATTCTTGCTCTGGTTGTGTATTGGGAGGAATCGTATCCAATAGTATTAATTCGTATCTGCCTGTTTCCATGACAGAATTTCTCTGCCACTGACGTTCATATGCATTCATTACACGTTCAGCCACAGTATAGTAGAATTCATAATAGCCCTTGCTTTCAGCAAACTCAAATGCAGCTTTGAATAATTCAGCCATGTCATTGTTTTTAAAGCTAAAAACTTGTTTGAATTTCTTAGTATAAAGTCCGGGTATTACCCAGAATTTGCCTCGCATTTTGCTTTCAAAGAAACCTAAGCATACAAAGCATATTAGTTCATCGTTTTCAAAATAACCAAGGGCAGCACTAGTTTCGTTACCCGTAAAGTAATGCGTAAAGTTGTCAACAAACTCATCCTTAGTTACTGGTACGGTCCCGCTAGTGCGGGATTTTAATCCAATCATTTCTGAGGCTGCTGGTAAATCTGCTTCAGTTAATAATCTAATCATGTTTTAAAAATCTTAATAAGCTGCCCGGTAATGTCGTATTCCCACCACTGTTCTTTAGTAGTCCAAGCAGATGCATGTTTGTGATGATTGTTATGCCAACCCTCACCCCAAAGTAAAATAGAAAACAACCAACTGTTGGTGCTGTTATCGTCTGTATTGTGAGTTCTATACCCTATCTTTGTGCTGTGCCCATAGTACAGAAATGAATTCCAAACAATACTAACAATTGTCACTGGCACGAACCACACAAAGTATGCTAACCAAGGTGAAATCAGTGCAAGAATAATTACGCTTAATAGAACTATTGCTACGTAATATTTGTTGATATCTAATTGTGTGTCAGTGAGCAAGTCTCTCACTAGTCTTTTGTTGACATGTTCGCCGTGATTTGTCAATACAGGAAACAAAACTTTCAGAAAACTCATGTTTTGTATATGAGGATCTTTTTCAGTGTCACTAAATGCATGATGTTCTCTGTGTACATGCACCCACCCAATGATACTACCACGACATGTCATTAATGCTACCCACGTAAATAGCCATTTGACAAAACTATTTTTAAATTCAAAGCTTTTGTGAGTCCAATAACGATGTAGCATCATCCCCAATCCAATGCTACTGTAAATGAAGTAGCTGACAAATATTGCAATCAATGCTTGCCATGTAAATTCAAAGTAGAACAAGCCCGCAATTGTGCCCAATGTAGCAAACAATTGCATAATTCCTACCGTTAAAGCTGATGCCGATAAATATTTCATAATCGTATTTATATAAATAGCAATCATGGTAATATTTACACCCCTAGACTTCCCCCAATTAGTTCCCGATGACTGGGATGTATTCTGGGATATTTGGGAACGCAAGTCAGGTCCATTAGTAAAGCGCCTTGTCAATACTGAGTTGTCAACAGTTGAGCCCGGAACTGAGGGCTATTGGAAAGGGCTAGACTTATGGATTACACAATATCCTACAGTATGGGATGCACCTGCATATGATGCTAGCAAAGAACTTCCAAACTTCTATAAAACGATTGACAGTTTCAGTAGAAAAATACGCTTGTACAAATTAAGATTGATGCAAAGTACATGTGATATCAAAGCACACACTGATAACAATGTTGATAATTGGAATGTACGAGGTTTGATGCATTATACGTCTGACAAATCTCAGTGGTATTTTACTAAACCAAATGACGATGAACGACATTATATAAACATGCCAAAAGATACAATGTGGTTTGCTTACAATGACGGAGCAAGTTGGCACGGAACAGACTTTGACCCAAATCATAAGAAGATATTGATTCAATTGTACTTTGTAGGAGACATGAGCGAAGTTATACAACAGAGCATTTCAAAGTACAAAGACTATACTATAGAATTTTAAAATGGAATATTACAAAAGAATAAACTTAAAGTGCGAGAAATTGATAAGGGACTATTTATTAGACTTAGTATTAGTCCCTTCAGAAATTGAAGATCAGGTTAAGATACCGCATCGTCTACCCAAAGAACTATTACAGACCATCAATGATGAATTAGCCAGTTACGGTGTACCTGAATTACTATACTGTCAAAGTTACATACGAGCAAAAGGCACTACGCAAGGAATACATGTTGACGGGGTAGACTATTTATGGCATGCTGCTATTAACTTGCCTATACAAAATACCCAAGATACTAAATTTACGTGGTATCATGGTGAATATACCATAGAACAGAAAACACAAGAGACGGGTGCTATCAGCGGTACTGCACCAATAACATTTTTTAAATTAACTGACGTTAAATCATTATACCCTGCAGCATCTATAGAATTAGATCAAGCTTGTTTGGTTAGAGTTGATGAGCCGCACAACGCAGAATCAAATTTTGATGGATACAGATGGATATTCACTATGCGATTCAAAGGTAATCCTACATTTGAAGAACTGTACGACAAACTACCTTCATGATTAGTATCCAAGTCTACGACAAATTAAAACACAAAGAAATTTTCTTTGATTTTTTAAAGTCTATCAATACAACTGACCCTGCAAGTGAAAACATGTGGGACGATGATTGGGAATCTAAGAACTATACATTACCGTATATCTTAGAGAATACAAATAGATTTACAAATTCAAACGGAGAATTTCACATTGTCTTTGACGATGATAGAATAATTGCATGTGGTGGGGTATACATCAGCAATTTCTCACAAAATATTGCATTAGCGGGAGTAAGAACATGGGTAGACAAGAAATATCGCAACAAATTAGTAATGCGTGACATTCTGTTACCTAAACAAAAACAATGGTGTATTGCTCAGAACTGTAAGATAGTAGCAATAAGTGTCAACGAGTACAATAGAAATCTATTGATGCCGTTTAAAAGAATCAGATTGGGTGAAGATAAGAATAGAATGTCAGATAGACAACCCTATCATTTATTCTATAACGGAGCGATAGAAGTAGAATTCCCCGTTACAATTCAGTATACAAAGCAATGGGTCTTGTATGAGAAACTTGACCCACGCTTTGATTTTGATTGGTCTATTATTGCTTAGTACGGCTTGCTATATCTCTATAGCCTTGTCCCGTTGGATGTATATTGTCCTTACTCAGATGTGTAATGGGTAATACAACATCGCCGTATTGTGCGGCAATATCTTTTACAATAATCTGAATAACTTCTATATCTACTCCGCCGGCTTTTAAGTTTCCAGCGGGTAGTATCCAATAGACTTTTGATGCCTTGACTTTGGCTCTAAGTGCTAGTAATTCTTTGTCTGTTTTAATATGTTTGTGGTCATTGCTACCCAAGCTTATAATAACAGATTTAGCAGTTAAGTCGTTATTTCCAAACTGCTTATTCCACTGCCAAGTGTTGATGCCACCTTTTGAATAAGATACGCATTCGTATCGTTGTAAATGTGTGCCAACAGCAATACTATCACCTAGAACGATACAATCAATCATGCAAAAATCTCCAATGCAGTACCACATTCAGTACAGAATTTAGCAGTAGCTTTGTTTTGCTTACCGCATGTAACACATTTAGGTTTGTGCTTTGTAGTGACAGGCTTTAGTACGGGCTTGTTGTCCTCAGTCTCGCCCAACAACTTCAACACAATGGTATGCTTTTCAGGCTCCATTGCATTCATATAAGTTGTTTGAAACTTCTGAGTAGACTTACTACCTGGCACAGTGATACCTACATCGTTCTTTGGCATGTATGAATCCATTGTAGACATACCATCATGCAATTCAATCTGATTGATGATGCCGTTATCAGCACAATACTTGTCTACCGCGGCACTTGCGGCTGTGGCAGTAGCAGAACCGTTCAAACTATAATCAACACCGCGCAATGCGCCGTTGACATTTACTTGACTGTAACTGCTTTGTTGATTATAGGTGCCGAAGGTTTTACTGAACTTGTCAGTTGTTCCTGGATACTCACTCGTATTACTACTTCCAACGATACCGCCGTGGTCTCCAAACATGGGACCAAAGATAGATCGCTTTTGCCATTCAGGTAGATCACTGACACGCATTGGTGGTTTTTCAAATTGAAATTCAATACGGACTAGTCCGTCCTCCAATTTCACACCACGTGGACCATCTTCAATTGCGGCTGTGCGTTCAATGAACTTGAAACGATTACCTTCCATGAGATTGCCACCTTTGATACTACGCTCTAGGTCTACTTCTTGTCCTGCATTAAGTACAAGACCACCAGGAGTCATATCTTCGCCGTCAATAAAGACGTTGACTAGTGCTCTAGTTGTGTTGAGGTTTTTGAGTAGAAAACTGTATTCTGATCCGAATGGGATATAAACAGTGTCTTTAAATTCGCGGAGAATTTTACCATTGGCTTTTAGGCTGGCCACCAGCTTTTGATTGTACATCATATTTTCCTTTTCTGGTCACACTCTAAGACCATAATATTTAAAGAGTGTTAGGTGAAGCCCCATGCTTCAACTGTATTTAGTGTAGCATAGGGCTTTGTTAATTTAAAGTATTTAGGTCATATTTGAGTATCAGAAAGCTAACAAGTGGGTGTTCATCTATTTCAAATCTCCACCCATTATAGGTTCTATAGATAGGGTAATATCTTACCCCACTTTGCTTTATATCATCAAATACTTTATGGAACTTCCCGTGAGGTACGGTGAACTTAACTGTACTCATAAGGTGTATCCTCATCGTGGTAGTCAGCCTGAATTCTACTGCCCTTCACTTCATCATACTGTTTATAGTATCCTTCGTTGGGTTGTAATACTCTAAAACTATCATACCTCAATGTAGCAAACGTTAACTCAGCTTTATCTAGTAAGTCACAAATGATAAAGGTAGTCGTACATGCACCTGAGATAGTCTTGAAAGGACTATGCTTGAACTCTTTAGCTAGTAACGCTTTGTGCATTTCACTGTGAGGCTTGAACATAATTCTAGTTATTCCTAACTTCTGGTTACGTAACCGAACTTTGTCAAAGATAGTGAGGTTTGTTAGTGTAGCATTGTTATCTGCGTCAATAGTCACTAATGTGTTCTTGACTTTGATACTGCCTTTGGTACTAGGATTATCAGGTGTCTCTTTAGTAGACCATGGAACATTGCATTCCACATGATTCACATAGTACGTTTCGCCATGAAATTTTAAGACCCACATGGGAATGGTCTGGTCTGTTAAGTGTGCCTTGTTAAAGTGGAACACTACTTCTTTACATCCAAATTCAATCTATGCCATTTTATTTTCCTTTAAAAAAGTATTTATGATTGGTGCGCTAGACAGGAATCGAACCTGCTACACTCTGGTTTAGAATCAGCTGCCCTTACCTTACGGGCTACTAGCGCAACATGCTATAATTATAGCATATTTTGATTATACATCAAATAGATATTTTCCCAATTGCATTTACTACAGATGCAATACGACCAATAGCCATCAATTCTTGGGTAGTCATACCTTCTTTCTTTAGTGTGTCATAGTGAGCCTTGACACAGAAGTGGCACTTACCAATGATACTAGCAGCCAATGAGTACATTTCAAATTTCTTCTTTGAAACACCACCGTGGGTAGCGTAAGCATTCATACGCAATCCTGCAGGAAGACCTTTCATGCTTTCGTCTGCTGCCATTTCAGTAAATGGATACCAAACGTTGTTTTGAGCCATTAGAGAAGCCGCAGACTTAGCCGCTTCACGCTCTGCTTCTGCGGTGAACAATGGACTATTGTGTTCAATCTCAAATGCTAGACCACCATTGCCTGCGGCAAGTGCTGATACATAAGCAATAGCGTGTGTATCAACTGGATCTAGACCAGAACGATTGATAACTGTATCAAGGTTTAACTTGATATCTTTAGAGTGATCTGGTATAGAGTCTTTTACAGACTGTACCCAGTCTCCGTTAATTGTGATTGGATTCATTTTATTTCCTTAAGTTAAATTAAATGCTTGCTTAACAAATGGTTCGTTAATCATCATTTGAATAGCAACAATAACTAATACACCAGCGCCGATCCAAATAGTCTTGGGCCAGCGTTGCATGACTTTTGCTACTACAGTGCTACCATAAAGAATGATAGGCACACTGACTAATAGACCAAAGATAATTAGCCACCAGTTACCACCTGCGGCTCCTGCAATTGCTAATGCATTGTCTAGACCCATTACAGCATCGGCCCAGATGATTGTGCCCATTGCTCCCCAGAAAGTCGTTGCAGATTTTACATCACCATGATCTTCTCCACTGTCTGTCACAAGTTTATATGCGATATACAATAGAGCAATACCACCGACTAAACGTAAGCCAGGAATCATCAATAGATATGTCAGTGCCGCAACACTAGCAAAGCGAACTGCTACTGCACCAAACGTGCCCCATAGAATTGCTTTCTTGCGTAGATCCTCAGGTAGCTTGTTTGAAGCCATTGCGATAACTAGTGCGTTCTCTCCGCCTAGTACTACGTCAATTAAAATAATAGCACCTAGTGCCCAAATGAGTTCTAACATTTAATATTTCCCCGATGATAATACGATTTGACAAATGTGTTCTAATCGTTCAATGTGCTCAAATGCACGCCATGGGCTAGTGTCAATAGCAACTACACCATGTCCTTTAATTCCTACAATGTCGTACTTGATATTACCATAATCGTCAAGTTCTAGTTTCTCAAAACATTGATCGGCAAGTTCTTGACTGATCGGAGGAACATCTCCTACGTTAGGTGCTACCTTTGTATAGCGACTGAGTTCGGGGAAGTCATTAGCAAGTCTGCTTAATTCAATTCCGCGATGCATAGCTGCCACGCAATAAGTGGGATGCAAGTGAACTACTACCCTAACATCGTCACTATGTTGTCCCATTGCTCTTTGCAAACCAAAGTGCAGGGGGATTTCTCCGCTAGGTTTTAAGTTCTTACTGATATCAGTGTAAAACTCTTCCTGCCAAAGCAATCCATGAATGCTGATCTTTTTAAATTGATCAGGTTGTAGTGTTTGCTTACGCACTCCACTAGGTGTAATGTAGAAATGATTCCTATCATGATGACGAATACTTACGTTGCCATCACGACTGGTAATCCAGTTTCTTTTATATGCTTCTACTAATGTGTCGCAAATTGTTTCTAGCATGTTTATCCTATAGAAGGGCAATCTTTACAGCCCTTCTGTTTGCAGTATTCTACATAATCAGAAAAATCGTACATGATTGCTCCTTTCTTTATAGTCAATTATAGACGATTATAGTGTCTCGCCACCAATTGGACGACTGCATGGGCATAGTTCGCCAGTTTGCAATGCGTCAAGGATACGCAATGTTTCATCTGGGTTACGACCAACATCTAGGTTGTTAACTGTAACGTGCTGAATAACGTTGTCAGGATCAACAATGAATGTTGCACGAAGTGCCGCTCCTGCTGGACCATAGAAAATGCCAAGCTGATCTGCTAAACTATTTTCATCACGTGCAACATCAGCGAATGACCAAGACTTGGTCTTCTTTAGGTCTTCGTGTGCGTTACGCCATGCTAGTTTGCAGAACTCGTTGTCTGTAGAACCAATCAATAGAACTGCATCGCGGTCTGCAAAATCGCCATTGAGCTTGTCATAAGCAACAATCTCAGTAGGACATACGAAAGTAAAGTCCTTAGGATAGTATACAATAACTTTCCATTTGCCTTCAAAGCTTTTGTCAGTGATAGTTTCAAATGCGCCCTCTGGTGTAAGAGCACCGGGCTTAACGCCTGTTACTGCAAAACTTGTGATTTTATCGCCGATTGTTTTCATTTTATTTCCTTTGTGTGTTAATGAATTATTTTCTCTGTGCCCTACAATTGGGGCATATCAACATTAGATTGTCTTCCTTTGTATTGTAACTGTCACCATCACGATACGTTACATCTAGCGGAATAGCGTGTCCGTTGTGTGTTTCACTATTACATGATTCACACTTGTGTCCTCTATTATTAATTAAGTACTGTTTGATCCAATCGGGAATCTTTGCCCATGCTTGTGGCTCTTTGGCTTCTTTCCATCGTTGAACATTTTCAAATGCTTTGTGGCGTCTTTGATGTTCTTGTTGGCAACTATTATTACAGTACTTGTTAGTATATGAGTGACCCTTGATTGGGTTAACCTTTCCGCAATTTAAACAAGTAAAACAACCTAAATTTGACATTATCCTCTTTCAATATAGAGCACTTCAGTAGAGCACTATATACTTTTATTTAGTGGTCTACACGTATCTAAATATGCTACTATTATAACTAGTTTACCCATACTAAGTAAAGAGATTTGGGAGAAATTATGGAGTCACACACAAGAACGATTGCCCGAGCGGCAAGCTGGAGAATAACTGCAACGGCTGTCACAGCCTTTTTTACTGGCTTAGAAGGAGCGATAATGATTAACATCGCTATGACAGTGTTTCATTATGTGCATGAAAGAATATGGTTGAAATTTAATTGGGGTAAAACGTAAAAAGGGCAACTTAGTTGCCCTTTTTTATTAAGTAGTTGCAATCAGAAGCTGAATGTTAAACCTAGACCTACTGCATCTTCTTTGATAGTCTGATAAGACTTGCTAGCATTCAAGTTTAGAGAAACTTTCTTTGCTACTGGGATGCTGTATGTAGCGAACGCAACTGTTTGCTTAGTGCGTACAACTTCGTCACTGCCTACACGTGTCTTAACGCCTAGTAGTGCAAAGCCAGGGCCTACTTTAACACCAGTGGTTGCACCAACTAGACCATATGTGTATTGACCGTTGTTTGCACCATTGAAGCCGTTGTCATGACCAACACCAACGAATGGGGTGATGCCTGCAACAGAGACCTTGTTGTTAGCAATAGTAGCTTCTAAGCTGTTTAACATACCGCCACCGTCTACAGTCGCAGTACGTGATTGCAAGTTTAGCTGGTAATCACCAAAGCCTTTACCTGCACGTACATATTGTGCTACGCTGTCCCGTGCGCCCTTAAGACCTTGAACATTGTCTACGTCAACAGATACGAAATCTGCGGCGAAGGCAGAACTAGAGGCAAGAGCCAGGATTGCTAAGATTTTTTTCATTGTATTTTCCTTATAAAAATTGTGAATAATTATTTAGTTCTTGAAAAGTATCAAGAATCTTTTTCTAAAGTGACGGACCCATTACTGTGTCTATCTCTTACACTTTCAGTGTCTTGGAACAAACGTTTTTCTTGTGCAGTCAGTTTGTCTTTGTGAGTTTTGCGTGGGTTACCGCACAAGAAACATTCAGGATTGCCGCAGTCCATTGCATGATGCTTTGCGTGGCGATGCGGCTCTTTAATGTGCTTGTCGTTAAAACCTAGTCCATGTTGTTTTGCAATACGAACTTGTCTAGCGATTGCTACGTCAGTTTTATGACGACGGCGACTGTTTATAAATTTTGCTGTATCGTTACTCATATATTTCAATTAGAAGGTTTTAACGGTGGGAACTTTAAATTCTTTTTCTGTTTGTGTGTCTCTAATTGTTGCTTAGTAGTTAGTTGCTTGACCTTTGAACAATCATGCAATTCTACTGATTTGATGAGCTTTTGCCCTGAACCAATACGTTTCAAGTCTATCATATGATATCTCCGATACAGTATTTAGTCCCTAGAATCCTCGGGTGCAACAATCCATCCTAGCTTTAATAAATCTTCTCTGATTTCATCAGTGACAAAACTTTCACCTACGAAATTATTTTTCATGTACAGATAGTATTCTTGTTGCTCTTTGGTCAGGTTGTGATATTCTTCATCAGACATATCATTCCTTATACCAGAACAATACCAATCAATATAATCACCCTTCTCAACCATGTTTGCGACAATGCCGCCTGCACTGCGCCAACTTGCACTCCAACGCTTATCAGTTAGTAATGGCCAAACATCATTCCTGATGAATTCGTTGTTACACATTGCGGCATATAGATTTTGTGCGTATGCTTCACTAGCCTTTGCCTTGTCACAAACCCACTGAGTAGAACGTAGGTCATATTCCATGTTGTCTACTTTCCACTCGTCAGTGGCTTCTTGTTCACGCCTACGCTCTTCCCATGACTTATAGAACTCAATCATTTCTTCTGCTTGTTCAGCAGTCTTAGAACCTTCTTCTACTTGTTTCATCTCACATTCAATATGAAACGATCCACGATCTGGACTTCTATTCATCTTCAACCTCTATCCATGTATGATCGCCTAACCATTTAACTCTTGCTAGATATTCGTATTCTTCAGGTGCTCTGCTTGACCAATCATTGGGTCCTTGAATACTCAATCTAGTAAATTGTTTTCTATGGTCATATAACAACCAATAAGTATTACCATTTGATAACTGAAAATCGTATTTGGCAGCATGAACCATGTCTGTCAAATCAAGTCTGTGCTTAATCTGTTCGGCTTGCTTTTGCAAAACACTGACTAGTTCCATGATTCTATCATATTCTTGCTTGGCATGCAACCTCGCAACGTTCAACATGATATCTTTATGCTTCTCTACGGGCACTAGATCAAATTTGGGTCCGCTACTTTCTGTCGCATATGGAGTAACATTGCGATTGAAGAAATGGATCAGCGAACCAGAACTTGTAGAATCATAACTACTTCTTCCGTTCGCTGAATTTAGTTTGTCATCAGACATTAGAACAAATCAACATTTTCCCAAGGGAGATACGATTTACCAAAATGACCGTAATTTGTAGTTAGACTATAAATCGGTCTGAATAGCTTGAATTTATCAATAATTCCTTTTGGTGTCAAGTCTACATTTTCCCGAACCCACTTAGTAAGTTCTCTTGCTTGAGTTGGGTCAGCAGTTTCTATATAGAAACTCATAGGATCTCTTAACCCAATTGCATAACTAACTTGACAAGTTGCCCAATCTGCTCTACCGCTTGCCACAATGTTCTTGGCAATATAACGCATCATGTAGGCAGCACTACGATCTACTTTGGTAGGATCTTTGCCACTGAAAGCACCACCACCATGAGGGCTATAACCACCGTAAGTATCCACAATAATTTTTCTTCCAGTGAGGCCACTGTCACCATCAGGACCGCCAATAACGAAACGCCCAGTAGGATTAATAAAAAACTCAGTACCATTATCAACATACTCCTTAGGTAGTGTAGAACGAATAACTGCTTCAACTCCAACACGCACATCGCTGATACCTAATGTATGTGAATGTTGTGTACTGCACACAACTTTAGCGATTCTTTTAGGTGTGCCATCATCGTTGTATTCAAATGTTACTTGTGACTTTGCATCAGGACCTAACCAATGCAGCATTCCATTATTGCGTAATCTTGACAATTCTTCAACGATACGGTGAGACCAATATATAGCACTAGGCATATGAGTATCTGTTTCATTACATGCGTAGCCAAACATTAATCCCTGATCGCCGGCGCCGAATGTATCAGTGCCCAAAGCAATGTCTGCGCTTTGCCCATGCAATAAGTTAGTGATTTCAACTGTACGCCAGTCAAAACCTTCTTGCTCATACCCAATATTTTTAATGACTTTGCGTACTGCGCTGTCTACTTCTTCTGTATGGAGTATGCCCTTGTACTCACCTGCAAGAACAACACGGTTAGTAGTAACTAGTGTCTCACACGCACAACGCAAACTAGGATCCTCTTTAGACATTACCAAATCTAATACTGCATCGCTGATAGCGTCTGCAACTTTATCTGGGTGCCCTTCTGATACACTTTCACTTGTAAATAGATAACTCATTGATTTCCTTTGTTGAGTATTTAGATGTCCTGTTTATGCTCGTCTTTTTTAGTTTTCTTTGATTTGGAATAGAAAATATGATTCCCAATTTTAGCTACCTGACGATAAGGCCAACTAGGGTCAATATGAATACTGTGGAAGAACAACGCGGTAGTGGGTACAATTTCTTTGTATCTATCGTATGCTAATACTTGATACGCTACTTCCTCAGATTCTTTATACTTTCTTGAATTCTTATTTGGTTCGCTTTTACCTTCGCAAACCCAACTAAACTGACAAACTTTGTTTTCTTCAACAGTTATAGATTGGTATATTACATGACAGGGAGTTTTAGCAAAGCCATGTGCAACTCTATTCATCACTACTCTAGCTACAGCAGCCTTACCTTCTACTGATTCAGATCCTGCTTCATAGTAGATGTTCTTAGTCATGCATAACAATTGTTTAGGATCAATCTCTGCCGCGACTTCTTTTGGTTGTTCAGGTTCTACTTCTGGTAACTCGGGCACTGTTAATTTTATACCACAAATTAATATAAGTAGGCCCAACACCAATCTGCCACTTATAATGGCACTTTTCCTCAATGAGTTCATAATGTCCTTTCGGTTAATTATAACACATGAGTCGGGGTTATCCTAAATTAGGATACCCAACAATCACAGTTACATTTAATTACTTCGTCTATGGCTTCGTTGACGCCATAGTTAGAAGATGTAATTGTGCCACCTGTATATGATGTGTTGAGGTTAGGTGGCACAAGTTCTTGGTACTCTGAGTCTGCGAGACTGCCCGGAATCATAGGAGAACCAGTTTCTTCTGGAGTACCAGGACCGGTCGGGATAATCGGGCCTACTACAACAGGATCTGTACAGTTTGGTACAGTTAGCATATTTCCATAAATAGTGGATGAATTTGCTACTTGATTGACGACATAAAAAGTATCATCAACTTGATTATAATAACCATTTGGTAAAGGAACTTCAACACTACCATCTACTATAACTGCCAGTAAGCTAGGAGTAGTATATGGTCCGCAATTTGTGTCAGCAGGAACACCTGCTAACGGATTTGCTAATGGCACAGTACCGTTAGCTTGAAGAATCTTAGCTGCCACAGGATTCAATTTATCAGGTATGTTATTGTCTAATTGTATACCTGCTCTTTCTAAACGATCTTGGTTGCGTTCTTGTCTCATTTGTGCGACTAAACTTTGTCCACCGATCGTATCCCAATTACTAATAGCCTCTAATGTGGGCGCTTGCATGTGTGGCAATGTGTTTTTAGATAAGCTAGGTATAGCGTCTACAAATCCAATTAATGTTATTGGATACTGAGATAAGAATTCATCCTTGGGATCGGGTACAGGAGGAAATGCAGTATATCGTGTTCTCTGTTCAATATTCAATTGAACACCTGTTGAATTCCACATGATGTTCAATAAATTAACATTTAAGTTACCTGTAGAATAGATAGCACTTATTTCAGTATTAGCTTGGTCAATATAAGCTTGCACAACATCATTCATCGGTGAAGGCCAACCCGCAGTTCCAGCGATCACTGCACCAACACTGCGATACGTATCGCCGGTAGTATTAGCTCCACCGGTGGCAATTGCGCCGCCTGCAGTTACTGCTAATGTCGCAGTAGGTGGTGCTTGCACAGTAATAGTTTCTACTGGTGGCGCATTGCCACCAGTCAATGAAGGAGCATTGTTATTTGAACTGTTTGTAACAGTCATGTATTTGTACGGTCCACCATTGTTAATGTTAAACCCAGTAACTCTACCAAATGTTCCGCCACTCTGAGAAGCTGCATCATTGTCATTTGTTCCTATACCAGCAACTGAAACTGTTGCCCCGCAGTTGTTAGGTGATAATGTTACTGTTGGCGCAGGTGCAGTACCACGACCATAGCCACCTCCCAAATCACCCAATGATATAGTTACTGTATAATACAAGTCATCTATTCTCGGTTGACATGTTGGATTGGTTGTAGGTGTTCCTGTACCACATTGTAAGTATGGATTAACTGGATCTACTGCCGGGTAATTAGGGTTGGATGCGTTAGCTATATATTGCTGTACGTTCACATAATAGGGATTCGTAACAATAGTGCAATACGCCTTTTCCCATGTTACAGCTAAGAACAGTTGATTATAAATGTTAGATAGCTTTGTAGTCTGTAATGTTTGTATAGCACTTTGAATTCTAGACCACGGATAAGGAAGACCAGACATTGACCCGAACAAGTCAGACATTGTATATGTCCCTTTGGGGCCTGTACCAAGTGCTGCTAGATTTAACCCAGCAGTGTTTAGTGCTTCGTTAGTTGGTACTCCTGTACCGTTAACTTGAGATAGACCTTTTGTTGTTTCTAAGTTCGGCACAATTTGTGCAAACTGTTCTATATTCGTTTTACTTAGATTACGAATCTGTTGCATTGATGCCGAGAACGCGCCTGCAGCTACAGCAACATCAGGCGGTAAAATATTTTGTAAATATGCACCGAAGCCTTCTGCTGCAACTTGTATGTTTAATCCAGATCCGGGTGTTGTTCCTGTGTCTTGTGCCATGATTATCCACCTTGCCCTGGTCGCTTAGTCACGTTTTGATTATACCAATCCATGATTGCTTGATTATTATCGTCGCCGGGATTAGTTATTAGAAACTCTATGTTATTCGCCTTCATGTATTCACGAACTATTTTTCTACCTTCTGCGAGGTCTAATTGTTTCCATGCATATAATTCAGGTGATATCCAACTTGACGAACTCTCATCCCAAACCCATCCTGGTTTTGGTGGATTTACTTTATCTAACGGTACTGTCTGAGTAGTTCCTCCACCTGTAGTAAATACCGGTGATACTGTAGCACTAGATACATTATATGATTGAGTTGTTATAGCAGCAGGTCTGGTACTAAGAACTGGTGGAGTACCTGGCAACGGTTGCGGACCAACTTGACCTACAACTGCCGGTGATGTTAATGTTGGATTGACACTACCAGTACCATATATAGGATAATATGTCTTACTGTTCGTTGGTAAGTTAGGTTGTGAATTATATAGAGGTACTGTCAGTGACTGATAACTGTTAGGGAACAGTTTCTTTGGATTCAACAAATCTGCAAGAGATTCTAATCCTTTTGTCTTACAGTTAAGAGGTATAAGAATATCAGTTAAGTCAACCCCTACAATAATTAAAAATGCACCGTATATTTTCTGTTCTTGTTCTACTGTTATAGGTGCTGTGTTATCAATTATGCTTTGAATTTCTTCAGTAGTCAACCCACTAGATAACAGTGCTAAAGTTAATGAAGGTGTTATTGCATTAAATTCTCGTATTGTCTGTAACAACACTGACGGTAATCCAAATGTAGAAATCTTCTTTAAGTCAATTGCCTTACCTAATGCTATCAAATCATCACCGAACGGTTTGAGTGCTAAATTTACACCTGCAACATCTGCACTTATCAAATCATTCATGTTACTGTATGTGCCTTGCAAGAAACCTTTAGATGCATCCATTGCAAATATTGCACTATTAGTATATTCTACAAAGCTAGAACCAGTTATGAATGATGAACAGAAATCTTTATAGTAAACAAACGGAGCAGTCTGTTCCCCGTTCCAGTTAAATTCGTTCCATGCTTGTAATGCAATTAATCTGACATAGCCCCACTGAGTAACTCCATTACTACTGTTATATGGGTTCCATGCGGCTCGTAGTGCTGTTGTAGGACTTCCGTTGTTTGACGGGCCGGTCCAATCATATGTATACGGTTTGCTATTTCCCAAAGCCGGAATAGACACGCCGTAGAAAATGTTACCTTGAACAACAGCAGTTCCTAAATTTAGAGAAGATAGTACAGTGAAAGATCCTATACTAGACGTTTCAATTTGCCAATAGCCATTGTAACCTTGCGGATCAGTAATGCTAGGTGAAGTAACTCCGCTGATTCGTATAAATGATCCCACTGGAAACTGTAGTATAGTTCCAGTGCCATGTGTAACGGTAAAACGAGTTATATCAGAAGTGATACTAACTGTTGCTATACTGCTAGTAGCAGAGCCGATGCTGATTAAATTATCATATACAGGATCAGTTACGACTCCTCGGTTGTAAGCATCGTTTATTGACCATGTCAATAGTCTCAGACAAGTGTTCTGTACAACTGAGCCAAACGTGTAAGATTCATACGTTTTGCTTTGTCCCATGTGGGCAGCAGCAACCGGATTAATATTAAGACCAGTATTCTGTAATAATGATCCTAAAACGTTTACACCTAGTGGGCTTTGTTTACCTGTGTCTGCCATTTTATTTACGGTACAAATACATCAGAACTACCTTCAACGATACTGTGACCGCAACTGTTTCCTGATCCTACTTTAAGAACTTGACTACCTTCAGCAATTACAGTATCGCTTGCTGAGGTTGTAGTAGCTGCTCTATGCTGGTCTGTACGCTTACCATACGGACCGTGATTTGATATTTGACTTACATGTAAGCCGACAGGGATGCCATTGGCAAACACGGTGCCTGCACCGCGCATAATTTTGCCACCCATTTGATTTGCATCACCTTGTCTGCTTAACTGTGCCATATTATCCTAGAATTAATTTCTTGTCTGGTACTTTAATACCAGTAGTTGCTTCCAAATACTTCATTCTTACAGAATCATCTGTAATTGCATGGATAGCAACACTATTAGTATTTAGCTTGAATTCTTCCTTAGGATCTGCGGTAAATACGCTAGGGATCATTTGCATACCTTGTTGGGTAGGTGCAATAGATACGGGTTCTTCTAAGATGATCCAATCACCACCTGATTGCTTTACTTTAGCAATTAATTCTTCGCCTGAGTTGAGTTTAAATGTATATACTTGGTCTGGTTTCAGTGCTAGTTGTGTCATTATGCGCTTTCTGTTAGTTTCTGTCTTAATTCATTAAATCCACCAATCAATTCACCTTCTAGAATGATTTGCGGTACTGTACGTGCTGTAGGAATAGCTTCCAGTAGTTCTTCTTTAGTCCAGCCATCTCCGATCTTACGTTCTTCAAATTGAATACCTTTGCTATTCAATAATGCCTTTGCTTGATCGCAATAGGGACAATGATACTTACTCCATACTATAGTTGTCATATTATTTCCTTTTAAATATTTGGTAATTCTTCGTAGTCAAGTGCATCGCTCATAACACCGATTACATAGTTTGTAGATTCATTTTCTTGCAGTGCTGTTTGTTTCTTGCTTGTATCACTATGCTTGTTGAACCATGGGATAGGCGTTGTCTTTGGTGCAGGGTTGTTATATCTGATGCCGATCTGTTTCAATGCATCATTGGCAGTATAATCAACAAAGTCTTTCAAAACAGTTGCATTCAAACCAATAACAGGGCCTAGCTTAAACAAATAGTCTGCCCATTCTTTTTCTTCACGAATAACATCCATGTACATATTGTATACTTCTTGTTCGCATTCAAGCTTGACTTTAGCAAAGCGACTATCTTCCTTGACTACTTGATTAATCAAATAAGCTGTCCAGCCCTTGTGTAGTAATTCGTCTTGTAGAATCAAGCTGATGATGTTGCCGTTGCCGATAAAGATTTTGTTCTCAACCATTGCTAGACTTGTAGCGAATGACACCATGAAGCGGAAGGCTTCTAGTGCGTAACTAGCATTCAATGCTAACCAAATCGCTTTAATATGTTCTTCTTCAGTAACCTTTTCACCCAACTCTTTGCGACAGTTAACTAAGTGTAAATCATCGTAATACTTACCAACACTGCTAGCCATATCAACAATCTCTTGTGTATCATGGATGGTGTTGAACACTTCCTTAGGCACGTTGTAGATATTGCGAATGATGTGACTATAACTGCGACTATGAATGTTAGTCTCAAAGAATGTCCAGTTGTAGACAAGTGCCTCTAGTTCAGGAAGGCTTACCACTGGTGTAAAGATTTGACTAGGACCGCGACCTTGCAAACTATCTAGTGCAGTTTGTCGTAGTAAGTTACTAGTAAAGATATGCTTGATAGCATCACTAGCATCTTTAAAGTCACTAGCATCTTTAGTCAAAGATATTTCTTCAGGGACCCAAAAGAAACCACGTGCTGTAGTTTCAAAGTCTGCAATCTTTTTATACTTTACTTCTTCAAAACGCTGAATGGTAACTGGACCTGCAGGGTCTAGGAACATTTTGCGATTTAGATAATCTGTTTTTGTTTTTAAATTGTATTGTTTCTTACTCATAATTTATACCCTAAAACTCTCCCCACACCCACAACGATCACGTTCATTGGGATTTTTAAATTCAAATCCTTCGTTTAGACCGTTACGTACATAATCAATTGTCATACCTTGTAAATATGGGCATGACTTGGGGTCTATGTAAATATTACACCCCATGCATTCAATCTTTGTGTCAGAATCGTTTTCTTTATCTACGTATTCTAGCACATATGCAAGGCCACTGCAACCGGTAGTTTTAACGGCGACCTTGATGCCCAATCCCTTTTCTCTTCGGGTCAGTTGTTGTTTTATTTTGTTAGCCGCCTTTTCTGTCAGATAAATCATGTTTTTTCTTATAATCTTCTACTGCGGCTTTGATAGCATCCTCTGCTAAGATACTGCAATGTATCTTTACAGGAGGCAATGCTAGTTCTTCTGCAATCTGACTGTTTTTTAATGACGCTGCCTCGTCAATAGTTTTTCCCTTGACCCATTCAGTAACAAGGCTACTAGATGCGATAGCAGAACCGCATCCATATGTTTTAAACCTAGCATCAGTGATAATCCCAGTAGTGTTATCTACTTTGATTTGTAATTTCATTACGTCTCCGCATGCAGGAGCACCGACCATGCCAGTGCCTACGTCAGTGTCACCTTTATCAAATGACCCCACGTTGCGTGGATTCTCGTAATGATCTATTACCTTTTCACTGTAACTCATAGTTTACATGCCTCACAATCTTCTTGGTCGTCAAAGTCAATAACTTCTAGTGGTTGTTGTGTTTCTTCTTGTTGCTTACTACCTGCTTTATTAATCAAGCTATAGTAGAACGTCTTGATTCCCCACAGTTGACTTTGCATTAAGTTCTTGGCGATCAATGTTGTAGGAACTTTACGTTCAGGGAAATGTGCAGGATTGTAGAACGTGTTAGTTGAAATACTTTGGTCTACATAGGCTTGTAGAACTGCGGATGTTTTCAAATATGCATCGCAATCTTTTTGATCCCACATTAACTGATACTTGTTCTTCAACTTGTGATACTCGGGTACAACTTGTACGAATGATCCTGCTTTACTCTCTTTAACAGAAATTAAACTCATTGGCATTTCAATACCGTTTGTACTATTGATAACAACACTAGATGATTCTACAGGTGCAATTGCCATTTGAGTAGCGTTTCTGACACCATAGCTACGCATCATTGCACGTAGACCTTCCCAGTTTAATTCAGGAGTGAAGTCTGCTAATTCGTTAACACCCTTTGCTCTGCGCTCCCAAGGGAAGATGCCTTGACCATAATATGTTTTATCGCTGTTATCACAACGACCGCGCTCTTGTGCTAACTCAACACTTGATTCAGTCAAGTAATATGCTTGATGCTCCATCCAAGATTTAACTTCTTGAAGTGCATCTTTGTCACCATACTTGAAGCCACGTTTTGCATGCCAATAAGCTAGGTTAGTAACACCGATACCCAATGGACGAATCTCGTCATTACTTAATTTAGACTGAATGCTAAGAAAGTCTTGATAATCCAGGATGTTGTTGAGAGAGCGGTGGAGAATACGACAAGCCCTACGCATATCTTCAGGATTGCGGAAAGCGCCCCAGTTAATGGACCCGAGGGTACATAGTGCAATGCGTCCATCAGCATCGTCCAAACGTTTAAAGGATTTAGTAGGTAAGAGAATTTCACAGCAGAGATTACTTTGGTAAATTGTATGGTACTCAGGGTCAAATGGACCTTGATTCATTACGTTGTCAATGAATACTAGATATATACGTCCAGTGTCAGTTCGTTCTTTGAGAATACCGCTTTTAAAAACTTCTTCAGCAGCCATTGACTTTTTACGCAAGCCTTGAGTTTTTTCATACTTGACATAAAGTTCTTCAAATAATTCGGTGTTTGAATAGAAAGCCTCATATAAATCTGGTACTTCGTTGGGGTCAAAGAAAGTTATGTTTTCTTTGTTTTTGAATCGTCTCCAGAAGAAAGCCGACAGCACAACCCCATAATCCATATGACGGACTCGGGTTTCTTCTGTTCCTTGGTTGTTCTTAAGGACAATAAGATCATCAAACTGATGATGCCAAATGGGATAAAAAACTGTAGCACTAGCATTACGAATACCTCCTTGACTGCAACTACGTAGGTCACCAAACCACTTCTTCAAGAAAGGAATCATTCCAGTGTGCATGATTTCGCCACCGCGAATAGGTGAACCTAATGGGCGTAGACGTCCAATCTCTAAGCCGATACCAGCACGTTTGCTAGCATACTTGGCCATCATCTCGCCACTAGCAAAAATAGAATCAAGGTCGTCATCGCTACGGATAAGAACGCAACTAGAAAACTGTTTAGTTGGAGTGCCAAGCCCAGCCAGCACAGGAGTAGGAAGAGTGAAAAGACCATCACTGGCAGCATTATAGTATTCTTTAATATAACGCATACGTGCTGCCAAAGGCTCTTCTTTGTGGAAAATTGTTGCGGCAGCGACCATGTATCTGACTTGTGGTGTTTCATAGATTTCTTTTGTAGAACGATTACGAACAAGATATTTCTCAATCAGTTGCTCAATGGCAGCGTAACTGTATTGTTCGTCCTTAGCATGGTCAATGAACGTATCCATCTTATTCCATTCTTCTTCTGTATACCAATCTAACAATTCTTTGGTATACAAGCCCACTTCAACGTTTCGTTTTACGATAGAATATAAGCTGGGAGGAGTATATTGACCGTATACGTCTTTACGTAGCATAGACAAACGTTGTTTGCCGGCTACATATTGATAATTAGTGTGGCCAACGTCTGGGTTATTCTCAACGTCAATCAAATCTACAATAGCACGTAGAGTAATCTCGTCAATCTGACGGGTAGAAATACCATCATAAAAATGCAATTGGCTCTTAATTTCTACCATAGACGGACTGACATCAGCTATTCCTTTACATATTTTTGCAACTTGGGCTTGCCATTTTTCAATCGTTAGTGGCTCTTTAGATCCATTTCTTTTTATAACGTCAATTTTCATATTATATCTTCTTCTTTAGTTCTTGTATGTATAGGGTATCTGTAAATTTAAATTCTTGTAGATTGTTATTTAACACCGTGTCAGGCCAGTAATTCATCACATATTTTGCGTTGTCTACCAAGACTAAGGCAACATCTTCGTTATTATCGTCGGTTCCTAAACGAAAGTCAATGTCATCTACACCCAATAATAGTAGAGTATATATCATTCCCAATCCACGGGCGATTTGGCAATACTCGTTGTCATTCAACAAGTCCCAAGGGCCGGGCCAAACAGGAAGATCAATTGGGTGTAAATAGTGGGTGACCAATGGTGCTCGTTGCCACCATTTATCTACTTCTATACATTTAGTTTGTGTATCTGCTTCAACTAGTGAAGTTCTTAGATCGTACCAGCTTTTCAGTCTAGTATCGTAGTTTAATTGAAATACATTCATCACGAATGTACTTATCACCACTTGTTAAGAGGACAAACTTCTTGTTGCTCTGATGTTAATACAGAGATGTTCTTGTCACATAATTGACAATGAGGTGATGGTTCTGGGATATTATTTTCACATACTACGCAAATGCTTATGCGTTTAGCTTGTTCTGTTGGATTTATGTTGTTACCTAAAATAGTCATACGCCGTATTCTCCCCTAGAGGCTGAAAAGTTTTGAAAAACTTGTGTTGCTGTCAATGCAGTGCCGTTATATATTGCCAACTGTGATATTGATCCTGCATAATATGCGGCCCAAGAAGCGCCCACCATGTTAACTGGATTGTTGTTTCCGCTTGTTGAGTTCGGTACATTACTATCAAGGACTCCGTCTACATACATATCCATAGTGCTGTTAGTATAGTTGACCCATGTTAGCATGTGCCATACGTTATCATTGACTGTTGTACCGGTTCCTAACTTTTGTGCCCATGCACTATTTTGATAAGTCCAATATACTATTTTACCAGAGTTTACACCCATCATTGAATAGACAGGTCCTCCGCTACTGTTCGACAATACGGATCCTCCACCTAATACATTGCCTACGTTTGTCGTTGTTTTAATCCATGCACTGACTGTCCATGCAATATTTCCATTACCTAATGTAGTGTTAGGGATAGTAATGTAATCTGAGCTACCGTTGAAGCTAAACGTGTTGCTTGTTGAATATGTCAAGCTATTAGTAGTAAGCGTGTTTGTTGCGGTTAAATCTAAAAGTGATTGTGTATTACTTCTAGAACCGTATGGCCCGGCAAATGGAACAGTAAGATTACTAGTAGAACTAATTACAACTTGTGGGTTTCTATATAGAATAAATCCGCTAGATGCTAAACTAGTGCCGTTACATGCCCCCGGATATAATAGCATTCTACATGTACCAGTTGATCCTGCCTGTGAAGTGAATGTAACAGTTTTCCACACCCCAGTTACTGAAGGTGTAGGGTCTGCTGCGCTACCACTTACTACACCTTCAAAGTTAGCTAGATAGTTAGTTATCGGATAGCTGCCGGCACCCGGTGATATATAGAAGTCAAACGTGAATGTGGCATATTGCCCGGTATTGATAGTTACATCATTACCGTGATAATAACATCCACCTGCTGATACCAAATTATATTGATAAACTACGTCATTGTTTGTGATTGTGTATCCACCGTATGTTCCTGAATATACACGTTGAAAGACACCAGTACCTTGAACTTGAAATGTTACGTTGTTGCTTCCGTCTGGGGCAGGAATAGCAAACTGGTTTGTCACTGGCATTCCGCGCCAGGATCTTGAATTGTTCATGTCATACTGTAGTGTCAACCCAGTAACTACGTCATTTGGTCCCGCTGCTATGCTCATAGTCCAAACCTCCCGCTTATAGCATTGAAGTTTCTCAAAACTTCAATGTCAGATAACGTTCTAGTATACGCAGTTACCATTGCCATATCTCCCTGCCAGAATCCGGCATACCCGTTACCTATTAAAATGTTTGCCGGTGTGTTAGCTAATACACCATATGGATTGGATGTAGTGCTGCTAAGTACTCCGTTAATATACCACTTGAATTCTGTTGTACTACGTGTAGCACACATCACATTCCATACATTTCTGGGTGTTGCTGGACTCGTAACTCCTATATAAGGTGTATTGTCGCCGCCACCATTACCAAAGTATTGATTAATGTTCTCACCGTTTTCATGCGTCCATGTTCCGTAACCAGCATACGCTTGATTCCATGGATTACGTCTACCGGTAGTATATGTATGTCTCATTACAATCTGTAGTGTTTGCGCTGATGAAAAATTTAATGTGCTGTTGTTCACAACAGTCCCGTAGTTTGAAGTACCATTAAATGTGTAGAATCCTGTGCCAGCAGACGGTAGATCGTTGAAAGTGCAATTGTTGTTATTACCGCTAACATCATACCATGTATTACCTGCGTTCTGTAATAGTTCTTGAATACTAGGTTCAGTACCATCACATACATCTACTCTAGGTTGATAGAACTGCAATCTAGTAGTGTTGTCTGCACAGTAGTATAGATATGTTCTATGTATACCTTGAGTTGAGTTAGAACTCCATTTCAAGTCACCTGTACCAATGTTACATCCGTTGACGTTACCTGCTCTACCGTTAGTAGTATAATAACCTGTGTCAGGATTTCTTCCAGTAAAAGTAGTATTTGCAGGATATACGTGACCCACCCACAAGTACCATTGATTTTGTGTCAGTAAACTAGTGCCACTACATTCCCAATATGCGTTGCCTTCAACAGTACTGTTATCCATTCTACGAGAGCCATCACCGTTAGCATACATTCCGAAATAAAAAGTTCCGCCTGATGTACTTGATGTTCTGCGAACCCATACAGAATAACGATACATTTTTGTATTATCAATATTAAACCAGTCTGTGTTCCAGCCACCGTCATCGTTAGTCTGTGCCAATGGTCTTGCTTCCCACACTACAGCATTGTTTCCCCATGGATTGCCGGCTACTACTCTTTCATTTTCTGCTGTCTGACCGTTTTGATTATATCCAGTAACGCCACCTGAACCAGTAGTCCAGTTGTTCCAGTTTATAAGCGTACGGTTACCTATATTAGACTGAGGATTTGTTGCATCTAACATCAATGCTAAATTGCTAGTAGATGCAAATGATGGACCTGTTGCTACACTCATAAACCATATCTCCCTCTGTACGCATTGAAGTTTTGCGTAATTTGATCCGAAGTTAATTTTACTCCATATAACTTTACTACACTTAGTTTTCCATTATAAAAGGCTGCTGTACCACCTCTAGAACCCAAGTATAGTATTGCATTTGCAAAACTTCCACCGGCAGTAGTTATAGTATTAGTAGGATATCCTGGACCCGCATCAAAAGATAATAGATTTCCGTTAACGTATACTAATCTTCCTGTACTATCAGCAATCTTTGAAAATATATTGACTTGTGTATTCCAGTTAGTTCCTATAGAAAAAAGATAATTTCTAGCACCTTCGCTGTTGTGATTAGTATGCATTGAGCCAGGTACGTCACTGTTACCATTGCTGTTGATTGCTACACCCCAGCCTCCTGCATTTGTATTCCAGTTGGCTGTGTGTTCAATAATGATTGAACTGGGGGTTGTTGTGTTTCCAGCAAACCATATCTCTGCTACTACATAGTCGTAAACACTTAGATTAATGTTGTTATTTGATGCTGCGTAGTCATTTACTCCGTCAAAAGTAAAAAACCCAGAACTATTGTATGCTACCCCGTTGAACAAAGTAAAGTGATTGTTGTTTCCACTAACGTCAAACCAAGTAGTCCCTGATCCAGGATAACTACGTGGATTAGCTGCATCTAGTAATAATAGTAAACTACCAGTGGAGATAGACGGGGAATGCTGTAGTGCCATTATAAACCGTACCTTCTACGTATCGCATTAAAGTTTTGCGCTACTTCTGCCGCAGACAGTGCCCTATTATATAATCTATAAACACCTATTCTTGTGGCGGCATAAAAGGCGTCAGCATTGCCATTAATTCTACCCAACGCTGTACCTACTCCAGCAGTGCTGGTATTGAGTGCAGGGCCTGTTGTGACTGCTCTAGTTTTAGTTAATGTTGATTGGACATTATTTATATAGTTGCTGACGTTGGTTGTTTCAACACCAGGACCATTCTTAGTCCATACTATATGATACCAAGTATTCAATACATAATCAACACCAGTGTCTAATCTCGTAGAATCATACATATCAAAGTGAATTCTATTTGTGCTTGGTGCCCAACCTTCAAAACTCAAACCTTGCCCTGCGCCGCCTAATCCCCAGAATCCAGCGTTAGAAAAATTCTGTGGCACTTGTACTACAAATTCAATTGTGCAACTAGGATCTCCGTTAAGCGTAGTAGTTCCTATGTTTGCTTGCATATATTGGTTAGTTCCATTAAAACCAATATATCCTGCGGACCCTGAGACATAAGTAGGAGTATTGTATAGAGTACCATTGTTTCCATTTCCACTAACGTCAAACCAAGTAGTCCCTGATCCAGGATAACTACGTGGATTTGCAGCGTCCATGCATAATACTAATCCATTAGTAGAAATAGAAGAATTATAATTTACTGTCATAACCCGTACCTTCCGCGCAATGCGTTGTAATTTTGTGCTATTTGTGCTGAAGTTAGCGCAGTATTATATATGAAAGCAACGGCTATGTCACCCTGTTGATATTCGCCGGGGTTTGTCTGAGATACTTGTATTGCCGATGATAATACATTATGTCCAGTTGGTGTGTCAGATGCAACTTGAACATTATTAACCCATATTGATCTAGTAACGCCATCATACTGTGCTAGAACCATAAACCAATTACCTAGTGTAGCCGAACTAGATGTAGCACTTAAATCGTTTCCCCACCAATAGTGATGAAATTGTCCTGCGGTGTTGTTTAATGTACGTAACGCATTTGATTGGTTAGTTGTACCATACCCACCGATAGATATGAAACCGTAGTTGAGTCCCCATGTTCCTACTTGTCTAGCCCATACTCCTATGCAATACGGGCTATTACCTAAAGGAGTATTTGTACTAGATGCTGCACTAAAAAATCCTGTTGCACCGGTGCTGAAATATCCACTAGAGTTATAAGTGATACTACCTGAGTTCTGAAAAGCTACATTGTTCTGATTACCACTAACATCAAACCAAGTAGTACCGGTGCCGGGATAGCTTCTGGGATTTCTCGCATCCACTAAGAATGATAAACCACTAGTAACAATAGAAGGTGAGTGTTGTAGTGCCATTATCTTCCAAACCTTCCTCTTACTGCATTATAGTTTTGAACAACTTCACTGTCTGATAATGCACGATTATATACTCTCATAAATGCTATGCCGCCGGCAAATTGTCTACTAGTGCCCTCTTGTCCTATAGTCATACTAGATCCTGTAGCTGCATTGCCAACTGTTGTGGTTCCTGTTGTTTTAGTTCCATTAGTCCACTGATAAATTGAGGATGCAGAGTTATTCCATACCGCAGTGAAGCTGTTCCAAGTATTGCGTGAAACTGCTGCTCCTGTTTCCCAATATCCTTCTGTAGGATGACCGTACCAATAATTACTCATCTGTAATGTTGATTTATTCCAACTCATGTACCCGCCATTTAATCCTGACATTAATAATAAGCATCCCCTATCATCTGCCTGAACTTCGGCTTCTGGATATATCCATGTTTCAATAGTCATGTTGGTAGTGGGTTGTGTACCCAAGAACGTACCGGTAAATGACTGCCCTGTAGTAGTAAATCTATAACAACTTGCACCACCTAAAGTAGTCAATGAAGGTGTACCGTTCTTAGTTAAAACAGTATTAGACCCGGATATGTCAATCCAAAAAGAAGAATTAGATGTACTTCTTGGGTTAGCTGCATCTACATAGAAGACTAACCCAGAAGTAACAATACTAGCGTTATAGTTAACAGTCAACTTACACCTCTTATGCGTAAGTAGCGTTCATTGTGTACCACTGTGTTGTAGTAGTTGATATGAACTCAAGTCTACCACCTGCCGGTAACGAATACGCTGCGTTGGTTGACAATGAGTTGATTACGCCACCGCTTGCAGGGTACACGTTAAGTGCAGTACCACTAGTGTTCATAACGACAATACGCATACCAGGAACAGTTGCGGGCAATATAACGCCTGTACTTGCACTGACTGTGCTGACCACGTTGATTGGTCTTGTCAATGCTGTTGCCGTACCTTGTGTTGAACCTGCAGCAGTAATACCTGTAGTTACACCAAATGCAACGAAGCCACCTGATGCTGCAAAGTAGATATTACCACCTGCGTCAACAGCAATCATTGGGATACCAGATACATCGTTCACACTGAAGATGTTACCTGACATGCTATCAGTAATACTGAACAACTGACCAGCGTTACCACTCCATGCTAATGTACCGCCGTTCAACATTGTTGATGTAATTGTGTTTGCTGCGTTTGGAGAAACGTATGCAATGTTGCTTCGTACAGTTAAGCTAGTTAGTGTACCGACACTAGTAATATTAGGTTGTGCAGCAGTGTATACAGTACCTGCAACTAATGCATTACCAACTTGACCGCTAACGTTTCCACCAGGGATACCTGTCAACCCAGTAGCTGCACCGTAGTGTGTACCTGTTACGTTTGCACTAGTTGTGATGTTACCAGATGCGGTTAAGCTAGTTAGTGTGCCAACACTTGTAATGTTTGGCTGAGCCGCAGTATATACAGTACCTGCAACTAACGCATTAGCTACTTGACCACTGATGTTACCAGCAGGAATATTTGTTAAGCTTGCGCCTGAACCACTGAATGTTCCACCAGTTACAGTACCTGTTACGTTTAAGCTGCTTAGTGTACCAACACTTGTAATGTTGGGTTGTGCGGCTGCTGTTACTGTACCTGCTACACCTGCAGTAGCTACGTTCAAGTTAGCAACTTGAGTTGTAGAAGTTACAACAAACGGAGCAGAACCCGTAGCCAATGTACTAGTAATTTGTCCACTTGCACTTACAGTAGTAAATGCGGCTGTATTAGGTGTTGTAGCGCCTACTGTACCGTTAACAGCACCAAACAACGGAGCATTTACGTTACCTGCACTTATGTTACCTGTTACAGCTAATGATGTTAATGTGCCGACAGACGTAATATTTGGTTGTGCAGCAGTTGTTACTGTACCTGCTGTAGTTGCGCTTGTAGCTGCACCACTTAAAGCACCTACGAATGTCGTAGCAGTGATAGAGTTATTTGCTAGGTTAGAACTAATACCAGCACTTACCCATTCAGCAATATTACCTGATGTTGCGTTAGCAAACATCACATAGCCTGTACCCGTACCAGGAGCAGTTACGTTAACAAAGTCAGCAACGTTAGCATAAGCAACGTTCAAGTTACTTACACGTGTTGTACTTGTCACTGTTAATGGAGCAGTACCGGTAGCTACGTTAGAAACTAGAGTAGATGCAGTAACTGCACCGGATACACCCAATGATGTTAGTGTACCGACACTAGTGATATTTGGCTGTGCCGCAGTATATACAGTGCCTGCAACCAATGCATTACCAACTTGACCAGAAACATTACCACCTGCTACTGCATTAGCTGTTGCAGCAAATGATACTTGACCAGTGACGTTAGCACCTGCTAATTGACTTAGTCCAGCGCCATTACCAGTAATTAAACCTGAATTCAACGTGATAGTGCCATTG